CGCGGCCGACGCTTGGATTAATCTGTTTAAAGCTTTATAAGTGTAGGCTCGTTTTAATCGGGTTAACTCCCCATATTCCTGTATAGCTTCTCTGTAAGGCAAAGCTTTTGTCATTCCATATGAATCTGGCTCCCAAAGATCAAAGCGGCATTTACGGCCCAATATAGAGTGTATAGAGCCCGCGCTAGCTCTGTCGTTTAGTCTGTTTGTAACCCCGTTCATCAAACCTTTAACAAAAGGCACTCGATCATGAAAAACACTAACCAACTTTTTAGCTTCGCTCATTTGTAAACCCAGTTGGTCTGCCAGCTTTGTAACTCCCATTCCATAAATTAATCCAAGGCCAATAGTTTTTGCCTGCTTTCTAGGAATTCCAGCCATCTCAGCAACCATGTCGTGAAAATCAGAACGAGGGTTTTCGTTATATGTCTCGACAAACTCTTCAACACCTCTTAACGTTGCGCCTCTGGACTTACCAAATACGCTGGCATAATGAACTAATATGCGCGGTTCTTGTTGAGAATAGTCTATTGAAGCCCACTGTTCCCCTTCTTCTGGCAGAAATAATGACCGAATGAGCGGCCCAATCTCTGGATCGCGCGCAGGTATTTGCTGTAAATTGGGGTTGTTCATTGAAAAGCGGCCCGAAACTGTCCCCCCATCGTCTGATCTTATTTGATTTATGTGGCTATGTATGCGTCCATCTGAGTTACAAAACTTTAAAATATTGTTGATAAAAGTGCCCGATGTTTTATTTAGGTTTCTGGCTTCCACAATTAACTTAGGTAACTTTGCAGAATGTTCCGCTAAAAATTGTTTTTTAAAAGACGGCGCGCCTTTCTCTGTTCTATCGTATGGTATGTTTAATTTATCAAATGCTTTTGATATAGATGCAGCCGCCCAAACTTCTACATCCATCCCAGCTTCTTTTTTTATTTCTTGCAATACAGCCTTTTCTCGCTTTAGGATCGCGTTCCGCGTTTTCTCAGCTTTGTCCTGATCTACGCGAACACCTCTCCATGTCATATCAACTAAGCAAGGCAACAGGTCTAATTCAAGGTTGGCAATGCTCCAGAGGTTTTCTTTAGAAAGTTGGCCTGAAAGATATTCCCAAAGCTTCAAAGTTATTTCTGCATCACCTTGGGCATATGGGCCCACATACATTGCAGGCATTTTCCACATATCTGCTTTTGGATCGTAACCAAACTCTCTTGCTTTTTCTGTCAAAAGCTTTTCGTTTTTAGCAATGCCTAAAAATTCGTAACATAGAGCGTTCAAACTATAACTAAATCTATTTTCATCTAATAAAGAAGCCACGACCATTGTATCAATTACACGACCGTTCATCTTATCAAAACCCATACGCCTGATCCAGCCCATGTCATACTGTGCGTTATGCATAATTTTATCAGCGGAACTTTCAAACCCCTTTTTAAGCCATCTGTTAACTATTTTCTCATCTAAATTTCCCCCGCCTCGATGCCGAGTAGGGATGTATCCAGCCCAATCTGCGGTAGCCACGGCATACCCAACAACCTCTCCATCTCCCCTTGCCCATCCCGGCCCCATGCTCTTAATATTAGGGTCTCTTGTCTCAACATCTATAGATATTGTCTTAGCGCTTGTTAGGTCTGGAAGCTCTGCTGGTGGTACCCATTCAGCCTGCATTGAAGGGGTTGCTATTTCTATTTTCATTTTGGGTCTTTCTTTTTACGAAACCAAAGCTTTATATCTTTTTCCATTTGTTCAAGCAGTTTAAGTAAATCCTTGTAAATTTCTTTCATTTTCCAATCCCATTGTCGCTTAAACGATCACTAATTTCTTTTAATCTTTCGTTAAACTCCCCACCAAGTGCAGTGTATCCAGCTTTATCAATCCACGAGTCTTCATGATCTAATGAATCCAGCAGTCTTGATGTCTTCAGCCAATCCATCATTAAAGCAACATGCTGTTCGGTTAAGTAACCTTGATTAACAATAGCGCATCTAGGAATAATATTCCAACCCTCTGCAATACGGCCAAAGTTTTCAAAAGCATCGCCGTAATCTTTGGCTCTTTGCCCACTAATTAATTCTTTAGCGGTATCTAAAATTTCTTCACGTTTCATCTTCTGGTTCTTCCCTTGGGTAATATACTAAAACAAAGCTGTTGCATTTTGGACAAGATAAACTTGTAGACATAACGTACTCTTCTTCGTCCTCCATGTCTTCATCGCCTCCCCAGATTAATTCAGTTTTACAGTGCCAGCAATTCATAGATCATAACTCCTTGTTGCGTCTTCGGGTTCTACAATAAACAGGTTTTGTTTTGTTCGAGTTACTCCAACATAAAAAACACGGTGCGTATCGTCTGGGTTTCTTCTAAACTCTGTGTCTGCCGCAGGAGAAAGGTCTGTAAACAACACAACATTTTCTGCCTCGCCACCTTTTGATCCATGTATCGTAGATACGTTTATTCTAGGCTCTCCATTAAATTTTTCGCCTCTACGAAGTAATGCAATCAAATAGGCTCTATCCTTTTCTGGAATTCTATCTAAAGCAACGTGCCAAACCATTTCTTCTGTAGCTAACAAACCAAAAGTTTCTGTAAGAACTTTAAATGACACTGTTTCATTATCGTCTAAGCCGTTAAGCTTTTTAAACCCACGCTTAATTCTATCCTTACTCGCCATAAAACTGTACATGTTTCTAGCAGTGGCCCCATCTATTTCTCGACCTTTTCGTAATTGTTCCCACCCATTAACTGCACTACTTAACTTTTCTGATATGGACCGTGATCCGCGATAGTTAAACAAATATCCAAAAGACTTTAAATCTTGTGCAACGGGCTTAAATAAGTATCCTGCTTGTGCCAAAACCATCCACGATCCTTGTGTCATATCTAATTCAGCTACTCCAAAAACCCGCCTCACAAGACCCGCCTCTTCTCTAGGGCTATAGCTTTTAGGAAAACGTCTATATATTCTAGACGCAACTCTTTCGGCTAAAGTATGCACCGTAGAAGGTATACGATAAGATTGAGATAAAGTTTCTGATCCGCCTTCTAAGTTTATAAATTTATCGACGTCGGCCCCAGCCCATCTATAAATGGCTTGGTCATCGTCACCAGCAACATACATGCGGTGGGACTTCTCATCTAACAGTTCTGCGATGTCCCATTGTAATGGAGATAAATCTTGAGCTTCATCTACAAAACAAAGATTAAAGTTAGGGCACCATTTATGCCCTTCAGACGAAAACTTTTCTAGCATGTCTGTAAAGTCTACCATGTTCATGTTTTGCTTATATTTACGCACGGCTTTATCTACATAGTTTACAGTGTTCCAATCCTCAGAAATGTTGCTTTCATTATATTGCTCTCTTAACTCAACTTTTCTTAATCGAGCTAAGTGTATAACAGCTAAGATAGGATCGTTTACTTTTGTAGCATTTGGGATGTCATCGTCTAGCCCACCCGATTTGCCGAGCTGTAGTTCGTATCCCATCTTAGAGCTAATTTCTCTGTAATTTTCTGTTTGTAGTATCTGCTCTGTTCTAATGTCTGACATAGTAAGAGCTAAACTATGAAGTGTTCTAAAATAAGGTAAATCTTTTTTAGGGTCTAAATTAAACCGTGCCGCGGCGCGTTCTTTTGCTTCGTTAGCCGCTTTCCTAGTAAATGCAAGAAAAGCTATACTGGTAGATGGCGTACCCTTTTGCAAAGCGTCATCTACCATATTTAATAGCCGCGTTGTTTTTCCTGTTCCGGGAGGTCCAAAAAGCCTAAACATTTTTTTTATGTAACGCCCGTTGCTTGTTTACAATCTGACGAACACGCTCACGTGTCAAATCGAAGCGCCGACCAATAGCGGCTAACGTCATTCTATCTCGTAAAAACATCTTATAAATGGTTGCGTTACGTTCTACTTTCTCCTGTGGGGTCAAAACGGTGATTCCTTCTGTTTAAATTCTGGTGTTGCTATGTCTAAATCGGCATTCTGAAAAGACGGTACTTGCCAAACCCTTACGGCTCTTCCTTTAATTTTAAGAACGGTACTATCTCCATTAATATCTCTTAAACGTTGAGCAATCTTGTGCGATTTATATTCAAAGAATTTGTTCTTCTTTAAAAAGTTTTCAAAGTCCTTTAATCTAAAAAACGTTGTCATGGCTTCTTCATCTGTCCAAGGGCGCCTTAGTAATATTTCTTCCTTATCTTGCGCTTGTTGCAAGTGACTACAAAACTCCTCCAAATAATCATAAAACTGACCACTAATACTTGCATCTACTGCAACTTCCATAATAGCGCTTTCGTTTTCCTTCATCTCATTAAGTAAAGAGCTTATCCGACCTTCCCATTGTGTCTTAGAGACACTGCGGGGCATAAAGTTTAATTGCTCCATACATGCTCTTTGAAACAAAGGTTGGCTCATTAAAGCATCTGTATCTAACTCTAATGGTTCCCCGTTTACATCCATAAACCAAACAGGTGGGGTAGAGTTATACTTACGCAAATTAGCAATCGCTGCATTTTGAATTGCCGAACCAATACCAAACTTACGGGTCTGACATAGTTCTCTGTTACAATGCGCGTTGATTGGCGAGTCCGTACAGCGGTAGGCGTAATCTTTCTTTGTAACCTGATTGGCTACAACAGTTACTTCTGGTAACGGAAGGGGTGGCTCTAAATACTGCATGTTATATGACTGTATTTCAGTCTCCCAGCTATCGGGGTATGCCTTCCTTAAATAAACACCAATGTTAAACAGGCCGTTGTTACGACCACCCTCTGATATTTTTTCCTTACATAAATGCTGTAAGCAAGGTGGGCCGTCTTTTACAGGAGAAGACTTTCCAGTATCTGTTATTTGAAGCTTTTGTATCTGTTCAGGCGTCTGCACATGCTTCTCATATAGCTCAAAGAACTCTTCTATAGAAGCAGATGTACCATCATCTAATATACCGTATCGCAAACCTTCTTCTGCATCATAGTAAGGCATGTTTAAAAAATTGCCTACATCCCCACGCTCTA